ATGAACGGCGCGAAGTGCGTCGTGGTGCTGGGGCGACGCCGCGGAAATCTCATAGGCACTGTCACGGCCAGGATCGGCCGAGATGGGATGTGCAGCAGCGCTCCCGAACCCGCCGCAGAGATAGACGGCGAGCAGTGCAACGATGGCGAATGGCCGTAGTGAGATAGGCCAAGGGAGCATTATGTGCCTTCAGGCTGCTTCAGCTACTCTCCTATAGGCCGCTACGTGTACATTTGCCAGCGCGCGCGACTTGGAGCGAACAACCTAAGATCGGAGGAAGCCGTGGGCGAGAAATCCACCACACCAACCAAGCTGATCGTCGTGATGGCCTTCGTGGATGATGGAGAGGGTGGATTGCGCCCCGCCTTCGATCCGCGCGAGTTTCAGAGCGAGGAACGGGCCGCGCGTGAGGCCCGGGTCATGGCAGGCACCGGCCAATACGCCGGCGTTATCGCGTGGTCACGAGAGGCTAATCCGAGCATCGGCGAATATGGGCCGCCCGATATCCTGTTCAGCTGGGGCGATGTGCCGGAGATGGAGTAGCCTACTCCCTTCCGCTCCGCCGGATCATCTCCTCCCTTAGCTGCGCCACCTGGTCGCCATGGCGCTTGAGGCTGTCGTCGATCTGGTCCGCCATGCGCGAGGCCGCGCCCTTGGCCGAATGCACCTCTTCCGTTAGCCCTTCGATCGCGGTCGCCAGTTTGTTGATGGCGCTGTTGTCCACGATCGCGCCGGCGACCTCGGCTGTCTTGCTCGGCTTGCCGCGATAGTGCTGGATCAGCGCAACTACCACGGCGCTGACCATCGCCACCACGGCTACCTTCACCTCGGCCGGCTGCTCGGCAAACCATTCAAGCATACGTCCCCCGCTGCGCCTTCCTGTCCGCGGTCACCCGCATCGCGTTGTAGATGTCGGCGAGCATGAGCGCCGAATAGGTGACCACGCCAAAGGCGATCGAGGTCGAGGTGGACCCTTCGGCGAAGCGGCCGACAAACAGCCCAAAGTACCCGGCGCCGAGAACCGCACCGACCAGCCGCGCAGGAATCGAAACCTTGGGATCGCGCCCGTTGATGAACAGCGCCGAGAGCCGCATCCCGCCGAGCGCCACCCCCATCGCCGCCCAGGCGGCGGGGCGCATCAGCTGGGAGAAACTCTCCAGCCCCACCCGGTCGAAGCTTGCCGGAAAGATCAGCATGGCGAGGCCCAGGGCGAAGATCAGCCCTGAGCACAGCCATTCGAGGGAGCGCGCCGGGAAGCGCTCCCGGATATGGAGGAAGATGGTCATCGGTTAGCGCGTGCCGGTGCGGTTCTCGATCGGGCCGGTCGGGTATCGCCCTGTCTGCTCGTAGACGGCTTGGCGCGCTTGCTCCTCGGTGAGCCCGACTTTCTGGCCGTCAGCGACCACCTGGGGCTTGGTCGTGGCGCGCCAGCTCATGAACTGACTCCAGAGATAAACGGCGAGGCCGAAATAGGCGGCAACCGACAACGCCCCGCCCTGCCCGGAAAGGAGCGCGATCACCGTGGCCTGATGCTCGGGCGGCAACAGCAGCACCGCGCTGATAATCGTGGTTAGCCAGCCGCCGACCTCAAGCAGGCGCCGGCCGACCCAGCCGACAGCAGCGCTGCCGGCGAGCGAAGTGAAAAACGAGAGCATAGCGGCTCCTTCAGTGAAGCATAAAAAAGGCCGCTGCGATGGCGGCCAGGATGAGAGCGATGATGGCGGCGCCGGCGGGGCTGAAACCTGGCCGGTGCGCAGGCGGCGGAGCGTCTGGCGGCGCATAGTCCGGCGGCATAGGCCCGGCCTGCGTCACCATGGAGAGCGCCAGCGTGCGCACCTCGCCAACGCGCAGCGACCAGCCCCGGCCGAAGACCGGATAGGCGCTCAGTCCCTCCAGAAACTTCATCCGGCGCTGGGAAAGGCGCTCAATCAAGTCGCGGATGTTCCACCGGCCGATCGCGCCGATTGTGACCGGTCCCACGAGGCCATCTGCCGAGACGCCGAGGATGTCTTGCAGGTGCTTGACCGCGCGGGATGGCCCGGAATTCACCGCATAGTCGAAGAGCGCATAATCGATGCCCGCAGGCAGATCGTCGCCTCGGATCATGTTCCAATACCGCGAGCGATAAATCTGGCCCGCCTCGGCCTTGGTCAGGTTCTTCACTTCCGACTTCGGCAGTGCCGAGACGGCCACTCCTCGCCACGACGCCAACGTGGCGCGGGTGATGCCCATATTGGTGGCCCCACCCGGGTCGGACGGGTGATCTACATAGCCACCCTCGTGTTTGAGCACGGCCGCAAGCGACCGCTCGAAATTCCCCACGGCCATGACGGCCTCCTGTCTCTTGATATGGAAAAGCCGCCCATAGGCGGCGAGGAACATTCAATCGGTAGAGCCGTTAGAGAGCGCAGCGGACTCCATCTCCGCCATGAGAACCGCTCGCTCTGCAATCCTCCATGGGCTGGCGAGCGGTTCGCTCTATTCTTCAAAGGCCGCGCGCCGCGCCTCGAAGGGCATCGCCCTGGGCAGGCCTAAGTTCGCGAATTCCCCGCTCTCTGCAACCAAAGGTGTCCGAGCGCGTTCAAGGCTCGCGGAGCCAACCCGCACTCTGGTCTCCATCAACCTGCAGCAAGGCTGATGGCTCGACAGTCTCCAAGCCGCTCGTGCCGTACCCCCAACGACACGGGCGGCTGAGTAGAAATCATCACCCAACCCTAACCGATGGACCTGCCAAACGCACCGAGACCGCAGAGCCTCACGCCGTTTGCTGTCTCACTGCACCAATCGTCCGAGAAGGGTCGCAGAGTGCCATCAAGTCCTGGACGCGCAAGCTCCACATCAATTGTGCGGTGAGTGCAACATGGCCCCAGCCCGTCAGCCCTCTCACCCATGGCGCGGTTTAGAAGTGCACGCCCCATCTCCGTGGCGACGAAATGACGGCGGGCTTCAAGCTCATCCTCAAACGCATCTTCCCTGATTTCTCGGACGAGACCGCACTGCTCCAGCGCCAGATAGTCGCCGATGGCGAACGACATCTCCGGCCCGCCCAGCGGAACCTTACAAGATGTCTGGGGCCAGGCACCATCGCCGGAACAGGCGTACTCCAAGGCGATCTGCATGTCTTCTTCCATCATCATCACCCTCAGCCGAAAACACGCCTCGGATGGTCCGGGGCGACGACAAACGACACGATAGCGGCCTCTATTTCCGCGCGTGCGGGATGCAGTGCGCTCAGCCGCAGATTGGCGTGGAAGCCCGGCGCAAGGATCGGCGGAACGGCGAAGCTCTCACCATCTTCCGCCAACTGGCCCTCGTCGAGCACCAGCGCGGGGATCGGATCGAAAGCGTGGTTCGGTCCGGTTTCGATCCAATCCTCGCCCTCACGCAACATGGGCAGCGCTGCGATCAGCTCTGCTTCGGTCTCGGCCCGGAGAAAATAGTCGGTCCACATCACGCGACGACCTCCTCGATTGAATAGAACTCGTCGCCATTGAGGTTCACGGCCCGCGCCGCCCAGTCCCCATCGGAAAGGATCATCTCCCAGTAGTGGGAGAGCGGGATTTGCGGGCCGGCGATATCGCCCTGGACGACAAAGGCATTGGGATCGTTCGGATCGCGCATCAGGTACGCCTCCCAATAGTGCTCGCTCTCATGGCCGGAGATCGAGGAGGTGCGATCGAGCGTCGTCTGGTTCTGGATCATGGCCGTGCCGATCGGGCCGAGGCCGAGCTGCCGGAGCCCGCCTGGGTCGGGGTAGAACCGGCTGTCGTTGTCGCTGTCGGAGAGCTGATCGTCGTACGCCATCTTGAGCTTCTGCGTGATCATGAGCAGGTGCGAGTGACCGCCCAGCCAGGCCCGGATGCGGGATGCATGCTCCTGGGCAGCCATCCACAACGCGTTGCGTCCGGTGCGCGCGGCGGGGAAAATGTAGCTCGAATTGGACGTCTCGCCGCTCGACCCGCCACCGTAAGACGAAAATGGCGGCACGTGGCCCATAATGAAGTTGTGGCGATAGGCCGGCGCCTCTTCGATCCGGTCGAGCAACCACGGCACCTGGTCGCCGATCGGCTCGGTGTGGTCGGACTCGTAAGTCACCAGACGAAGCTTGTTGCCGATCGCCATCGTCGCGGCCGAGTTGCAGAACCGGGTCGGGTGCAACTCGTCATAGGACCAGGTGAAGACATGGTGCACATAGCCCAGCGTCCCGGTGCCATCGCGGCCGGCACTTCCGTCATTGGCGGCGTTGTGCCCTTCGTGGTTGCCGACGATCGCAAGCCAGGGGTAGAGCGCGCCTTCACGGGTCCGCCAGCGCTGCGACAGCGTCTGCAGGAACGACAGCCAGCGGCCGGTTTCGGTGCCGTTCACCTGCCCGTCATCGTTGACGTAATCGCCGCCGAGCCAGAGGAGGTCGTAGTCATCGCGCGCCGTAGCGATATCCCCGAGCCGGCCGAGCGCCCCGGCCTCGGTATAGTCGTTGACCTGCCAATCCGAGGCGAGGACGATGCGCAGCGGCCAGCGCGCCGGGGCAGTCTTGATCGTGTCCGAGAAGGTCGAGCCGACCACGCGCACCTCGTAGATCGTATCCGGCGCCAGGCCAATGGCCTCGGCCGTATGCAGCCACATGGCCGAGGACGGGAAGGCACGGGTCCGGAAAGAGGATAGCGGCGCCCAGGTCGCGCCGCCCAGAGGACGGATTTCCAGGACCCTCGCCGCCTGCTCGGAGTTCACCCAGGTGATGTAAAGCTCACGGCTCGGGTCCACGATCGGCTCGGCGAAGAGCGTATAGACGGTGTTCTGGACACCCCCGCCTCCGCCGCCGCCACTTCCGCCCATATAGGGGCTGGACATGACCTCGATGTCGCGGTTGGCGGGATTGTTGCCGAAATAGGCAAACTCCAGAATGTGCATCGCCGGCATGGCGCCCGAAGACGTTCCGCCGAAGCCTACCTTGAGAACGGGCTGCACGGCAGGCAACACTTCCGCGCCTGGAGTGAACTGGCTCGAAAGCTTGCCATTGAGCGCCGCCGCAAACCGACCGGTCTTGGCCACGCCGGCGATCGTAAACTCTTCCCCTGCCTCGGGAACGAGAAGGAACGCCGAGTACTGATCTACGCTGTCCCGGAACACCCGGAGCCGTACGTTGCCGCCGGAGGAACGATTAAAGCCCACGTAATTCCCGCCGCCCCCTCCGACGCCATCGTCGAGATGCAGGAGCCTGCGGGTCGTGGTATCCGCCCCACCGATCCCGAGATCGCCACGAAACTGCAGCGTGTGTTCCTCTGCGTCGAAGGCCTCAACGGGAATAGGAACCTGCAGCACCTCGCCCGGCGCCGTCACCGCTGCGTTGCTGGTCAACACAGGGGAGGTGGCAGCTCCGCCCTGCTGCGCCTGCGGCCAACCTACACGAAGCACGAAGTCCACCGTCGTGGCGGCGCCGGAGTAGATGTTGATCGAGTGCTCCAACATGGCCGCGTTCGCTGCGGTCAGCTCGGCGGTATAGGCATAGCGCTGGGTGCCCAGCCGCTCGTCGGTGATTGGCAGGTCCGGGCCGAGCAGCGATTGGGTAGTCGAGCCACCAGAATTGCGCGGACGATGGAACAGCCGGACGTTGGACGCCCCACGCGCACCTCCGGTCAAGATTTTGAGGAACGCCGAGAGTGTCCAGAGCTGACCGGTTTCCGCCACGGTCTGGGTCGGGTTCTGCGCACGGATCGAGAGCGAAAAGCTCGTGGTGGTCGTGCCATGGATGCGGAAGTCGCAATAGTCGATACCGTCTTCGGTGCCCTTGCCGGCGACATCGACGCTGAGTTCGCTGATATTGGTGCCGTAGAATTCCCAACCCGTGGGCATCGTCCCGGGCGAGCCAGCGACAGCCCCTGCGGCGGTATTGTTTCGGATGTGGTTCGTCGCGCTGGCGGCCTCGTAGAGGATGCCGCGATAGACGCCGGAAATCGGATCATAGTCGTGTCGCGCAACGCCCGGTTCGGCCTCGCGCCAGGCACGGTTCGGCCCGACGCCGCGCCGAGTCGCCGAAGCCGTGAACAGGATGCCCGGCGCGAACGGAGCCTCGGGCACAGAGATGTGCTGCACGCCGGCGCGGATCGGCCACCCGCGCCGCGCCATGAGGTCGAGATTGGCCGTGAGCCCGATAAGGCCGCGTTCAATGACCGTGCCGCTGGGGACGCGGGTCCATTCTTCGCCCGTCGAAATGATCCGATCGCCGACTTCCCAGGTGCTGATGCCGTCGATCGAGGTCGCGCCCGGCACGCTCACATAATAGAACCAGCCGGCATTCTCGGGCTCGGCCGCGGGGATGGCCGGCGTGTTGGTCGCCGCGTCCCACGTGCCCTTGTAGATCGCGCCCGCGCTGACGACGTGCTCTACGTCCTCGATGCGCTCGTCGATCTCATCGAAGACCGACCAGATGTCCTCTTTGCGGGGATCGTGCGCCCCGCTCGAAGGAATGCCTTCGGTCACGTACTTGCGCCATGCCGTGCGGCCCAGCTCAGCGATAAGTCCCATTGCTCACTCCAAAGAGAAAGGCCCCGCGTGCGCGAGGCCTCATGCGTCATCTGCTTGCGTTGTCAGGAGACGGTGATCGCTCCGGTGGCCACCGGGCCGCTCTCGACCCCGGACCCGTTGATCGCCACGACCCAGCCGTAGAACGTGCCGGCCGATAGCCCTGGCACCGTGGCGCTGTCGGAGGCATTCGGTGCGCCGTATTCCGTCGCAACGAGATCGGCATCGCCGAAGCTAGCCGTGGTGCCGAGATAGATCCTCGCGCCGCGGTAATTCGCGCTGTTGGGCGCCGTCCAGGTAAAGTTGGCCTGCCCGGTTCCACCCGAAGCCCCAACGCCGGTTGGCGCGTAGGGTGGGACGGGGTCGGCGACGGCCGTAAGGATAATGGCGTCGGTCCAATCCGAAGGCGTGAGCGCGCTCCAGGTGCGCGCCCTGAACCGGTATTCCTTGCCATCGGCCAGGTATCCGCTGCGCACCTGGGTTTCCCCCTTTCGGCCGCGCGCCGATTGTGCGCTTCCGCCGCTGGTCGGCTCCCATTCCAGTTCGTAAACGAAGCCGTCGCCAAGGTCGGAAAAGCTCGCCAGCGCATAAGCCGCGACGCTGCCTCCGCCGATTGCTTCCTGCTGGATCACGACATCGAAGCCGACGGGGTTCGGAACATCCGAGCCCACGACCTCGACCGGGATCGGCGGCGGTTCCCCCTCCTGGGTTTCTGCGTCGAATGGATAGATATCGCCCGGCAGGACGATGCCCGCGAACTCATAGGTCAGGTTGCGTAGCGACAGCGTCGGCCGATCAATGATCTCGATCACCGCCTCGTCGAGCCGGGGCGGATAATGCACCTTGACGAAGCGCCGATACGGCACCTGCCGGGCGGCCTCGAAATGCGCCACCACGCGCACCCGCGGTGCGTTGGCCCGGATCATCGCCAGGGTTTGCAGCCGCTGGATATGGTTGTGCCGCTGCACGACCTGATTATCGACAGTCTTGGTGCGCTCGTCCTCGGACGGGTACGGCGCTCCGACGATCGCAGCGTCTGTGGTGTTGAAGCCCCGCTCCGGATCGACATAGCGCCCGCGCACCGCAAGCACGTTACTGGCCCTTCGCCGGTTCGGGTCATAGCTGATCGAGATAATGTCGGCCGCCGTCAGGCGAACATCGGGCTCGACGTATGTGCCGGGATGCACCCCGACCGTCCCGTCCGGCCTCTCGTAGATCACGAGCTCGGCAGCCTGGTCCATCAGCCGGCCGACCTGCACCGGATCATTGTTGGCGCGGAACCAGAAGCCACCGTGATAGCGCGGCTCGGGGTCGCCGTCGCGGTTGAGCACCGTCTCGTCGCAGACCTCCGCTGCGTTCGCCCAATCGGGATCGTACATGTCCTCGCGCGAGAGCTTGCCACCGACCGGATGGGTCAAGTGCCAGTAGCGGAAGACGGCAATGTTCTCGCTGTATCCCGGATCACCCGTGCGCGGATCGATCAGGCGGTCGTGCCCCTCGCCTACGGCCTGGTGGCTCGGCATCATGTGCGGGAAGACCTTCATCAGATCTTCCTGCCCTACGGACTTGGCGCGCATATAAACCGTGGCGAGACCGTCGCCGCGGTGGTCCGGTCCCCAGATGTCGGGAAAAGCGTCCACGATCCCCTGGTAGGCCGAACTCGCGTTCGCCCCCCTGCGGGTCTGAATTCTCACCTTGGCGTCGCCGCCCAGTACGAAGTGGTCCGGCGAGATCACCTTGCCATCCTCGTCGAGCGCGACCTTCTCGTCGTGCAGCCAGTGCTCGGTGAAGCCCTTGATATGGTGCGCCGCCCACACCGTGACGTGGTGGGCGGTTCCGGAACGCTCCTCGAGGAAGACGTAGTCGCCGCCCTTTTTCGTCCGTCCCAGCACATAGACCAGCGGCGGCACGGCCTGCTTGAGGTTGAACTTGCCGTCTTCCGGCTTGGGCACGCCCGGCGCGAAAGCCTGCCCGATCAGGTAGGCGGCCGAACCCAGCGCGAGATAGGCGAGCCCGGTCGAGATCGCGACCGCCGTGGCCAGGATCGTGCCTGACGAAATCCCGATCGCGCCCATGACGCTGATCACGTGCGGCAAAAGATAGGCCGCCAGCATTTCGGGCATGGAGACCTCCTAGACCCGCCACATGGCCAGCGCCGGCGCCATGAACGGCACCCAGCGCGAACCCTTGCCGTCGCCCCACTTCACGGCCCACTTGAAGCCGTTCCAGATCGCCGACCATTGCCGCTCGGGGTTGCTGGCCGAGCCGACGACCGCGATGCAGCCGAACTCCGGCTCATGAATTGGGATCAGCCCAACGGCCGCAGCGCAGGCGCCGATATGCGACACAAGCCCGCCGCGCCGGGCGAGCAGCGCGCGGCACTCGGCCTCGGTGCCATAGGTGCCGCGCCAGTCCGCGCCGGGATCGGCATAGCCGTTGAGCGCTACCCAATCGGCGACAACGAGCGAACAGTCCGCCTCGCCCCAGATATGCGGGCGGCCGTCGCTCTCGAAGATGAAGTCCTCAAATCGCGCCATGCGCTCGACCAAGCCGGGCTCACCGTGATGGCGCCGGATCGTGCGGGCGGCCCACATGGACATGATCGGCCGCTCTTCCGCGGCCTCGATCAGCGCGCGGGTGTCGTGTCTGGTCCAATTGCCCATGGGCTAGCCGCGACGCTCCAGCCGATCGGCCAGCGCAGCAAGCGCGAAACCGAGCCCGATTTGGAGCACCAGCATCCACATCGGAGCGCTGGACGAGCGCAGCATCACGGGCACCAGGACCGCGCAGAACACGGCCCAGTGAAGGGCATAACCGGTCATATGATTGTCCCTAGGTGTAGCGGGGCCAGACGATGTGATGGTCGGCGAGCTTGTTGACCCGCTCGGCGAAGCGGTCGGGATCAGCGCCCGGATTGAGCGCCTCTGACCGGGCCTTCTGATCGATGTCCGAGAGCACCGCGCCGGAGACCAGCGTGCGCAGGTCGAAGCGATTGGTGATCTCCAGCGTAATAGTCGAGACCACCTGGTCTTCGACGACGCTGTCATCCATCGGCATATTGTCGATGGTGCCGGTGAACTTCACCTCGGCCGGGCCGACTGGCTGATCCCATGCGTCGCAGGGCTGGATCAGGATTTGCACCTTCGACCCGATGACGTTGCCGGCCTCTAGATCCTCGAACGCCATATCAGCTGCGAGCGTTGAAACGCCCGAGATCGAGAGGGTCAGCGTGACCGCCTCGCCGTTAAGCGCGCTCTCGATCTGGTCGAGGCCGTCATTGATCATAGCACCGGACCAAATCTCGCCGTCCGCGTCGAGGTAAGGCCCTGCCCCGTCCCACAGCCGGATCGTCCGGTCGGGGAAGAAGAACCGGGCCATGATGCGCAGGGATTTTATCGCCATCAGAGGAGCCCCAGAGCTAAGTCGTTCCAGTAATCGACGGCTTCGACGAAACGCACGCTCGGGCGCGGCGTGCGGGTCAGTCCCATGTCGATGTCCATTTCTCCATCAGAAGCGAGATGGCAAAGCACGGTCGGGAACTCGGTTTCCAGTGGAGCACCCGCGGGAATGGGGGCTCGTATGGCTGGAAAAACCTCGACCTGGAACCGCCCACCTGAGAGCTCGGCAAGCACACGGCCCGTTTGATACATCCCGTGCCGATACGAGAACCTGATCCCCGTCGGCGTGGGAAGGTCCAACAGGCGCAGCGTCACGACCGTTTGGCCGATCTGCGCCGCGCTGCTCATCACCAAGTCGATCGAGTTTTGCCGGTAGAGCGATCCGTCGCTGTGTGGCGTTCCGTCGCCATGCGGCACCATCACGCCGAACCGCGAGACGCCCAACCCTGCCCAGAGAGCGGTCGAGCAAACCGGTACGGCGATCAGCCCGGTCATTCCAGCGAGCGCAACCGACAGCGCATTCCACGTCCGCTGCTGGTCGAAGTCGCTCCTGCGGAAAACGATGTTGTTGTAGCTCCCGGACCAATAGCCGCGATCCGTGCGGACAGACCTGCTCACGCCTCCCAGCGTTCGGCCACCGGAACGACTGAACGGGCGAAGGTCGAACGGGCTGGACTGCGGCGTCAGGGTGCGCGCTGGCCAGGTGATGATTTCATCCAAGGCGCTGTCTCCTAAACGCGGTACTCGCCGCCGCGCTGGCGCTGGTACTGTCCAATTGCCGCTGGGGCCGCCTTGTTCGCCCGACTAACCGAGGCCCCAACGATCGTCGGAGCAGAACGAGCAACCACGTGACCCGCCCCGTTTTCGACATAGGCCGAGAACTTCTCGTCATCCGACACAACGCGGACCGTGAGTTGCTGTTGCTGCGTCGCCGCACTAGCGACACTCGGCACGCGGATGTCCACCGGCACCCGCCCCCCGTTCGGCAGCGGGATCACCGCCTCCTGGCCGTGAACAATCCCGCGCGGCTCGCCACGACGGCCGCCGGTGTTAGCGGTGCCGGAGGCATGGCCCGGCAAGTTGAGCATCTGGCCGAGGAGTCCGAAATTACCGTTTCCTGTCCCGAAAAAGGCACCGAGCCCAAGATTGATCAGGTAGTTGCCGATGTTGGACAATGCGTTCGCCAGCGCGTCAGCCGCCGACTTGCCGTCGATCAGGTCCTGAATGAACGATTGCGTGGCGCTTTTGGCTAGGTCGAACCATTGCTGCATCGACTCGCGGGCGGCGTCTTGGGCCTCCTGAACGGCGTTTATCGCCTCGGTGCCAGACTGCCACGCCGCGACAATCTCCTGGATGCCCGCAATGACGGCTGGATCGTCAGCCAGCCCAGCCTTGCGCGCATCGTTGAGAAGCTCCTGCTCCATCCGCCACGCTTCGAGCGTGGTCTCGTAGTTCGCGGCAAGCGGGTTAAGCTGCGCCATGAGCGCGGCCTCTTGCTGCAACAGCGCAACGGACTGTCGCTCCTGCTCCAGCCGCTCGCGGAACTGCTCGGCGTCGGATTTGCCGCCGCCAGAGCGCTTATTGGCTTCGGCCCACGCCAGCCGTTGCTGCGCAAGCTCCATGGCGCGGGCGTCGGTAATGTCGGCGCCGGCATCGGCCGCTTCGCGCCGGACCGCAGCGATTTCCTGCTCAAGGTCTCGTTGCTCGCGCGTCAGCCCAAGGAGGCGATTCTGCTCGGTCATGAACTCGAGCGTGTCTTGGCCCCGCTCGCCTCTCGCGGTGAGCCAATCGACGTAACTGTTGGCGCGGGCTTGTCCCGCCTCGCGGGCGGAAACGCGGTCTATCGCTGCGGCTGCGGTGTCTGCGGCGTTTGCTACGTCATGGAACCCAACCACAAGGTCATTGAGTGCCGGGAGAAACCTCCTGAGATCAGGATTTACCTGGGCCAGGCGAAAAATTGCCTGGAACACCTCCTCAGCGGATTCCTTGGTGCCATCGAACCCATCCGAGATGTCACGGAGCTCGCCCTGCAATTCCTCAGAGAAACCGTAGCTACCGCCAAGCGTGTTTAGGCCGTCGAGGAACAATTCAATCGACGCGCGTGCATCATCAACGGCAACCCCGGTGACGGCGACCTTCGACTCCATGGCGCCCCAACGTCGAGCAACCTCATCCAGAGCGACTGCTAGGTCAGCCACTGGCTGTGAAACGTCTGTCTCCCGAATTGCGAGCATCGCCGCCCGAACGGCTTCCGCCTCCACGCGCCCCTCTGAAAGGGCACGCGCCATCTCACGGATGGACTGGTACGCACTCTGGTCAATGTCACTGGAAAGCGCGTTGCGAATGTCGTTCGCGCGGTCCGCAATCGCTTCGAGATTGTCGAGGTCAATATTCGCGGTGATGGGGCGGTTTACTGACTCCCAGAAGCCTCCATTGCGGAGATATCCGAGATTCTCCTGCGCCTGACGCCCCTCTCGCCTGGCCTCCGCCGCAGTTAATCTGTCCGTGGCCTCGGCAGCGGCATCAATGCCCTCGGCAGCCGAGTGTCCGGCCAGCCCGAGAGACTCCATCTCGTCGGTGATGCGCTCGATGGAACTGCGAACACGCGCATTCTCGGCCACCATATGCTGGAGCCCGAGCAAAACCCCACCACCGATGATCGCGGCAAGCGGCCCCGCGGCCGCGCCCAGAGCCCCGAACGCCGCGGCAGTCGAACCCGTCGCGGAGGCCGCGCCAGTCAGCAGCCGCACAAAGCCGACGATCCCCTTGCCGGCCACGCCAAGCGAGGCAACCATGGGCACGATGGACCGGCCGACAAGCGCGCCAGCAATGATTGCGGCGAGCTTTAAGCCGACATCAGCGAAAGCATCGAAATTGTCCGCGAGCGCATTCAGTCCAGCATTCAGCGCCGCAGTGGCGCCAAGACTCTGATCGGCCGATCCGATATACTGCACCAACGCATTCTGAACCCGCGTAATGCTGTCCTGAATGGTGGCGTTCGTCGTGGCAAAGGCCGCATCGACCTTATCACCCGCCGCAAGGATCGCGGCAAAGATGCGCTCGCTCGTCAGTTCGCCTTGCGCGCCCAGCTCCTTCAAGCCACCAATCGTCGTCCCGAAGTAATCGGCAATAGCCTCCGCGAGCAACGGCGCGTTCTCGCGCACCGAACGCAGTTCATCGCCCTGCAACATGCCCGACGAAAGGCCCTGCGAGAGTTGCAACACACCAGCGGCCATTTCTGAAGCCGAGGCACCGCCCGCCTTGAAGGCGCGGTTCACGATCTCCGTGGCACGCGCGATTTCAAGCTCAGATTCAGCGACGTCTCCGGCACTGCGAAGCATCCGCGTATACAGATCAATCGTCGCAGAGAACTCAGCGCGGGAATCGTCCGCGATCTGCCGGATGCCCTCCAAGCTACGGCCAGCCATGCCGACGACGGAGCCCGCTGCGGCAACCTTGTTGCCGGCTTCGGTCCACGCGTCGGCGTATTGCATGACCTCGCGCGTCGCCAGCACGCCGCCGATCCCGGCGAGCGGACCGGTGAGGTTCCGCATCATGTTGCGACCAACGTTCGCGAAGGTCCGGTCGATCTGCTGGCCCATACGGCCAAACTGACGATTGACCTTGGCGCTTAGGCCGGTGACCTCGGATTCTACCTTGGTCCACGCCTTGCGCATGGCAGCCGTATCTGCCGCGACCTGAATGATCAGGTCGTCGTTCTTGTCAACCATGAGCGAGGAGCCTTAGATACCAAAAAGCCCGCGCGTGGCGGGCAAGGGAGGCGAAATGGCCGGACTGTTTATGCTGATTGGCGTATTGGGTATCGTCGTAAGCGTATTGGTTGGATTTGCTTACGGATCGAGCGGCAGCACGTACGGGGCAGCTGCTGCGCTCACCTACGCTCTCGCAGGCATCCTGAGCAGCTTGATATTCCTAGCCATTGGCGGGGTGCTGTCGCGCCTCGACGCAATCGTGAAGAACACAACCCCACAGCAAGAGACGCGCCAGCCCGCTGGTGCGGCCTCGCCTTTCAAGTGGCAGGCGCGCGACTAGCGCGCCTAACCATACTTCTTCACCAGATCGTCAAGCGCCGCATCACTTGGGGCCGCGTCAGCCTTCTTGCCGCCATTCGCTTCGTTGAAGCCCTCTATGGCTTCGATGAATTCCGTCAAAGTCGACCCCCAAAACACCTCAGGAGTCCAATGCAGCGCGCCGAACGCAGCTCGCATCCATTGCCGCCATGGGAGCGCGTCGTCTACTTCTCCCCGGCGGCTTCGTCGTTTCCCTCATCACCATCGAAATGATGCGCGAGTGCTTGAGACAGCGCACCGGCGACGGCCGTGAAATGCCCCAGCTTGAGAGCGCCTAGTGCCGCCTTCGCGTCTCCGCGAATGGTCAGCAACTCGATGGCAGCCATGGCCGCATTGACTTCGACATTCGCGAGGCGCTGGAACAGGTCCGACATGGACGCGCAGCCGAGCCGCGTCGAGAGCGCGGCCAAGCCCTGCATGGTGGCGGCAATGACAATGTCATGGCCGCCGATGCTCAACGGGACTTCACCACGCTCGCCGTTCACCGGCAGCGACATTAGCTACCACCTTCCGCCACAAACGACGGCGGCGTGGCGGCTTCGAACGTGGCGCTGAAGTCCATGTTGCCTTCCATTTCGCCGCTGAACTCGAACTCTGTCACGAACCAGGACGCCGTATAGGTGCCGTCGCCGGGAACGATGACCTTGGCGTTGAACGTAGTCCCACCGCGCACATGCCCCAGAAGCAACTGAGCGTTGGCGCCCGACACAAACTTGCCGGAACCGGAGAACGTACGGTTCTGAATGCCCGGCTCGCCGGTCTTGATGACCGGCCCGCCAGGATCCTCGCAGTCCGGGATGGTCGTGTCGATCGAATTGGCCGACATGTTGAAGCTGCGGGTGGTGATGCCGCAGATATTCGTAAAAACTTCGGGTTCAGCGCCGTCGCCGATCTGGATGAGCAGCGTGCGGCCTTTCTGCTGAGGCATGATAGTCTCCATATGAAAAAGCCCGCACGCTGGCGGGCCGAATAGGTGGGGATGTTGGGATGGGTCTAACGCCGCTCGACGCTCGCCCAGAACCGGACGACGCCGTGGTTCGTGAGGCCGTCTGCATCGCGGAATATTTCTGTCGAACGATGCTCGATATTGACCAAGCGATTGTCGGTCAGCGTGAGCGACATATCGTGGAGCGCAGTCGCGACCACGTTGGCTATTCTGCGCGCAAGCACGGAGGAGCCAGCAGTACCGGAGCCCCATGACCAAACATCGAAGTCAAAATAGACCTCTTGCGACCCGATGCACGTTGCGTCGTCTCTCTCGACCGTAGACATGCCGAGCGAAAGATACGGCGATGTTATCGCGCTGCTCTGCGGCGGCGGGTCGTAGACGGTTGTGATGCCGAGCTCTGCCAACTGGCTGGTGGTGCGCAGCCTGTCTATACAGGCCCGGATAACCTCGTAGCTCGGGTCGTCCACAAACATTGCCGGATCGCTCATTTGACCCTCCGGCCCGCATTCGATTTTTTGACTGCCTTGTTGAGCCCTTGCCGGACCTTCTTCTTGACGTTGTTCCGATTGGCGCGCCACGTTGGGAAGACATGAGGCTTGGCCTGCGAGCCCGGATGCTCACTGCCGGCAAACATGCCGCCGTTTACGTGCGGCGCGGTGCCGAACTCAATTAGCCGCCAGTACCACTTGCCGAAGATACCGACGGCTTCTTCGTCCTTGGACTTGCGATAACCTGGGCGCTTACGCGCCTGCGGGTTGTCCTTGACCAGCCCAGATTCCAGGCTGTCGTAATACTCTCCGGTATCGTAGGGCGCACGAGCGGCGATCTTCGAGGCTACCTCAGCCATACTTAGTTCCTTGGCCTCGGTCATCTCCTTCTCGGCATCTGGCACGAAGATCTTGAGGCGGCGCATAAGTTTTTCGCGGCCCAGAACCTTGGCTCGGACTGCCATTCTACTCCACCACCCCTTCCCGTACGATAAACTCCAGCCAGGCGTTTTTGCCGTCCGGGTCGGCGAGCGGCGAGACAATCGCGAACGATCGGCCCGTGCGCGCGTCAACAACCCGCCACGCCGTGGTCACCTGCAGCGCCGCGGCATGCTGCCGAACGGTTACAACATAGGGCTGTATGCCGCCCAATCTGTCGGCCATGACGGCCTCCGAGCCGCGAAGCGGACGCATGGCGGCATAGGCGGAAAACACCGTCTCCCAATCTCCCGCGCCGGTAGTAATGTCGCCCCAGCCGTTGTCCAAGTCGCCTTTGCGCTGGAAATGGAGGTAGTCCCGAAGCGCGCCGGCTCTAAATGCTACGTCTCTTGCCATAGCGGCGCGCCCCCAGCGTCTCCGCCAGGTCCGAAGGCGGCTTCACGAACGGAACCGCCTCGGCCTTGCCGAGCTTGATCGCCTGCTCCGCACAGGCCCCATGGACAAGGCCGGACCACCCGGCCTTGTAGCCGATCGTGACCCCCGGCTTCGGCTTGTAGTCGTAGTCAGCGGTGAACCTTATGCGGGGCATGCGGGCCTCCTAGGACATGGACGGATCGCGAAGGCGCCAAAGCAGCGCAGCTATCGTATTTTTCGATGGATCGACGTTCGCCCCCGAAAGCCCGGACAGGATCGCCGTATTCTCCTCGCTCTCGTCCACGAGGCACCGCACTGCGACAAGGATGGCGGCCGTAACGCGCGGCGGAACGTCAAGAGGCACCCACGACGGGGCGGGCTTCGGCTGGATGAAGTCCAGCACGATGTCCTCCGCCTGAGCGATCTTCAGAAGGATGTCGGGGGTGCGCTCATCTGCGGTGAAATCAGGGGGCGTGCCCTGAAGCCCGAGCCGCAGGGCCGCGTTTACCTGCGCCAGCGTCACAAGCGCCATGGCTATGCGTCCTTGCCATTTTGGCCGCGCTTCACGGCTAGCCGCCACCCGCTATCGGGCGTGTCCGGTTTGCCTGGTCCGTCCTTCTGCGCGATCCAATAAGAACCGCCCCAAGTCACGCCATTGCCCTTGCGGTAGGTCTTGATCGGGTTGTAGACGCCACAATCAACCGGCACGGGCAGAGCGAAAGCCTTCACCTCGTCACCACGCTGAAACTTGATGGCTATGCCATCGTCTGCGATAGCAAGGTCGAGGTCGTCAAAACCAAGTCCGTCCTTGCCGTCCTTGCCGTCAACTCCATTTGTTCCGGGGGCGCCGGGAGCGCCATCCTTGCCATCGGCCCCAGGAAGCCCAGTGATGTCGCCCAAATCACGCGTCGTTCCGTTGCTCATCGAGGCAATCAGATGACCATTCGCGTCACGGAAGAACTCAACCGCATCCAGCCCGTCGCGGCCAGGAGGGCCTGCTGGTCCTTGCTCACCCTTCTCGCCAGCAGGTCCGCGTTCGCCATCCTTCGGATACGGGAGTGCTGCAACCGCCTTGGCGACCTCCTCGGCGGCTATACGCGCTACAGCCTCATCAATCATGCGCTGCACTTCCGCCATGTCGACGTCTTTGCCGTCGCGGCCGGTTTCGCCTTTCTCGCCCCGCACAGGAGCGCGCGCCTCAAGCGCTTTCAGCCGCTCCTCGACGACGGCAAAACTACGGTCAACGTAGCCCTTGACCGCCTCAAATCCGGCATCTAGCGCCTTCGTGATGTCGAACTTCATGCTGACGCCTTCTGGATAGCCGAATCTGCGAAACGGAATGTATTGGCTGCGATCGAGAGCGCGACCGCAGCTTCGGCCTCGGTTCCCTCATCGGTGTCGGACTCAGGCGCATTCGCCTGCGCGATCAACTGCGCGTCACGCGCGGCGATCGCTTCAATCGAATGGTCTTGCTGCTGCAGGTAGACCGTATCACCGCCGGTGATTTTGGGCCGATTGACCCTCGCGCGGCGCTCGTCCAACGTCTCCACGGACTTGGACTTCTCCAACACGTCCATCAACGTGACACTGTCCATGCGAAGCAGTCCGTCGATATCGAATTCGGTGCCGAGCTTGTCTCCGGTGTTCAGACCTTCATCAAGGCACAGCTCAATGTCTTCAAGGTGCTTCTGCAGGCACTGGCTGTAGTATTCTGTATTAAGGGCCTGCACATTGTTGTAGGTCGGCATCTGACCCATCCCCACCTTGTAGGGGGGCACATGGTAAGTCGAACATACGACCTCAGCCGACCACTTCAGCTGCTCGATAAGCTGTGCATCAACGGAAGTTAGCGCCATGCGCTCGAACTTCAGGCCGTCGCCAAGCACCGCGACCTTGCCGATATTGTTGCCGGCGTATTTTTCTTCCCAGGTCTCTTTGAGACGATCCGCAGTATCCTGCTCGATATGTCCAGGGGCGGTAAGAATGCCGGGCGCGGTGCCACCGTTCTGGAACACTCGGGTGGAATTAGACTGAATGCTTAACCCCTGCGTGGCGGCAAGGCCGTTGGCAAAGATTGGAGAGAGTCCCACCAGCGGGTGAAAAAACGTGTTGAACCGATCGTGGATGATCTCCCTGGCCGGCACCACAACCTGGACAGGTAGGCCCGACAAACTGTCGGTGCTCAACTCATAGAACACCGATCCGTCGTCGGAGACCATCGGTCGAACCAGCTTGGGATCCAGCACATAGAGCTTGGTAACGACCCCCCGCCCGTCCCTGCCCTTGAGTACGTAAGTGTTGCCGCTCTGGAGTTTGGACAGCACCCAAGACTCAAAGAACTGAATGCGGTTCTGGAAATGGTTCGGCTTACGAAGGACAGGATTGTACGCGGACTTAGCAACCTCGGTCCAAATGCCATCCCTGTCTTCGACGAGCTTTATGCGCAACTTCGAGATGTCACTGGCGATCAGCGTTTGGCAGGCGAAAACCGCATGGAAGGACAGAATGGATTCGGGCTTGAGCTCGATATTGCGCTGCCACGCGCCCGGAAACGATTCCCTAATCAACGGGAACCACCCTCTATTCGTGTCCACGGGCGCAATCGCCTTCTGCCCGCCTGTGAACGGGATCGGCAGGCCGAAGAATTTCATGAATTTCCCCCCTTGAGGGCTAGATCGACCGTCCGCACCAAATGGGCTCATAGCCGTGCATCAGGGCCAGCGCTTCGGCATGATCGTCATCGCGCGCTACCGCCAACACATCACCCGGCCAGTGTTCGGCTGCCTCGGGAGACGCAATCACCGCGCCCCACTCGTCCTCGACGCATTCGAGATCGTCCCAAACCGATGGCGCATATCCGAGTAGCAGCGCTTTTCCCCTCACGTCGCGGCGATAGTTCGCGCGTACAAGCGGGTGCTCGATCACTTGCCACGGCTTTGGGTTGCCGGGGAAGAAGGTCACGGTGGGCGTTCCGGTGTTGCGTCGGCTGCCCCACCACTGCACCCCGTCCTCTGGGCCCCATGTGGCTTCCCCGCGACCCAGGACGTGACTGATCCACGCCTGATCGGACCCGATATAGCGCTGCCCCGCGGCTTTCGCCCCCTCCGGGGTGAAGCGCTTATAGACCTCAGGACGTGCGCCGGCGGTCATCATGACCATGCTGCCATTGTACGGTCGGCTTTCGTGCGTGCCGCGGTACATGACGAAATCGTCCGCGCGATCGAACAACGGATCGAGCGAACCGGAAATCACGCAATCCATATCCATGGACACGAAGCGCTCGCCAAACCGATCAACCGCATCGGGCGCGAACATAGCGATCCGCCGCAAGCATTGCGGCTTGTCCTCGCCCCATGTCGGGATTCGTACGTTCTCGAACTCTCGCGGCGGCTCGATAACCGCTAAGTCGCCATAGTCGCCGGGGATATCCGTCACCACGGCGAGCCGGTGCGGCAGCGTCAGATTGCGACGGACCATATCCCCCCAAATTCGGACGTGCTCGGGCTTGTAGGTGGCGCGGCCATTGGGCTGGAGCCAGTACCAAGTTGCTACTGTGAGCATGTGTAGCCCGCTTTAAGCTCTTTCATGCGCCGGTCCATACACTTCCCGTAATGATAGCCCGCCGCCGCTAGGAGCTTGATCTGCGAGCGTTGCGGCTCCGGAATGGTGCGGGCGACCCTAACAATCTCCCTCATCGTCTCGCACAGCGTCATGCGGCCGGAGTGATGGTCCGGATTTATCCGATACTTGAGTGGGAGGGCGGCCGTGGCTTCGATGAATGACATGCCATTCGGCACATCGCCCATATTGGTCACGCCGACTTCCCGTGGGTCTCCCATGCCTCGCCCCTCATTTCCGCATTCGCCGCCCGCACCGCTTTAAGCAGCGTGGCGTCCACCCCCGCCTTCTCGGCCTCGTCGATCAGCGCCGACATGTCTTTCGGCAAGCATTTGCCGCCATATCCGGGCTCATCAGCAAACACCGATGTGTGGCTGCGCCCGATGCGACTATCGAGCAGCCAGAGTTCCCTGACCGCCTTCCAGTCCACGCCGTGAGCAGCGCAGATGCGCGCGGCCTCATTGACGAACGTGACCTTCGTTGCGAGGAAGGCGTTCTCAAATCGTTTGGTCAATTCCGCTTCCAAAGCGGAACAGGCAACATATTTCGCGTCTGCGGCCATCACACGCGCGAAGTAATCCAGTACCTCGCTCGCACGCGGGCCGCCTGCGATCACGAAGTCATGGCTGCGGCTATCGAGCGGGTCGGGATACTTCCAGGGCGCCACAAACCGCGTGCCCTCGCCGACATACTCCGGCGAAACCGCGATACGGTCAGTCTTGTGTTCCGCGTTCAGGCGATCAGTCGTTCCCGGCGGAACCGCCGACTTAATGCAGACCATGGCGCCGGGCGCGTATGTCAACGCCGTCTCGACTGCGGCCTCAACATGCCGAACGTCACAGCTGCCATCCGCTGCCATCGGCGTGGGAACGCAGATCAGCACAAGGTCGCTGCCACGCAAATCGTCCGGGCTGGGCTGCGTGGCCGTGTCGTAGATCGCAATGTCGAATGCAGGCGTGAACAACCGCTCCATCGCCTTGCCGACGAAACCGTGGCCCACAATGCCGATCTGCTTACGCCTCACCAGTCTTCTCCGGAGGATTGTCCCGGTCAGCCTCGGTCGCAGCGATGATCGCGCGGGCCTTCTCTGTCTTAGTTTGACCCTCTCTGGGCTCGAAGTCGCTTCCAACCAACTCACGGGCAAGCGCCACGATCTTGGTGTGGTGCATGCCTTCCCACCCCTCTGGGACTGGCACCTGCGTACCATCGGGGGTCGGCGGCTCGCCCGACAATTCGCTAGCGCCTGAGGCGGGCTTTACCGGCTTCGCCTTAGCCACTACTGACTTCGGCGGCGCATCAACCCGGCCGGGGGCGCGCTTGCGCTTGGCTTTCTTGGCGTAGGTCAAGATAGTGGCGTCACGCTCGGACGCCAGAAACTCGTCGCCAGCCTGCAGTCTGCGGGTGGCGTAGGTCATCGCCTTGTTGGCGATCAAAGAAACTTTGGTCATTCAACTCTCCTCTAAGAAAGAAGCGGGCGCCCGAAAGCGCCCGCCGTTAGGTATTAAGAGGCCGGAACCGCTCCGCCCCAGTTCACACCGGTCAGGTACGCAACACCCGAAGCACGGCGACGTGCCCAGTTGATGGTACGCTCGGCGCGGAAAGCCACGCTGTTGGTCTGGAACATCGACACCAGCGAGGCCGCGGTCGGCGTGGTGCTGTCGTGGGTAGGAGCGTCGTTCATCTCGAGCGAAGCTTCACGGCTCATATCGACCGCAACACCACCGTCGTCTGCGAGATAGATGTCCGATGCGTTAGCCAGAACCACGATGTTGCCGATGTAATCGGAAACAATCACCGGAAGACCTTCGAACGTGCCGCCGGTCATTCCGATGTTCGGGAACTCGCGCTGTCCGAGAGTGTTCACCAGCAGCGAAAGCGCCAGAGCCGTGGTCGAGCTCATCAGCCACACGCCGGAGCTCGGCGCGTTGTTAGCATCGACGAACTTCTGGAACAGCGCGCGGACATCAAGGCGGATAGCGTCGGCATCCGTGCCGGTCGAAGCCACGGTGTCGGCGCCATTGGTGATGGACGCAGGCGACACGCCGGTCACAGCGGCCTTCGACGGCGCGATGAAGTCGGTATCCAGGCGAGCGCGGAGCGCTTCAGCAAGCTGGTCACGAACGATCATTTCGGCCGAAGGCGAACTGTCGCGCAGAACTTCCTCGGTCAGAACTGCGATGTTGGCAACCTTGAGGGGTTCCAGCGTGGTGCGGCTGAAGTCGAACTTGGTCAGCGGCTTGGCCTTGCCTTCACCAACCCAGTAACCCTCGCCACCGGAAGTCTGACCAATCAACGGAACCCGGAACGGAACGCGACGGAGGCCGGGAACACCGTTCGAGCCAAAGCGGCCAAGAATGGTGGACGGGCGGAGATATTCAACGAAGTCGGCAAAGGCCGAGGTTTCATCGCCAACCAAATTTCCGGCCCAGGTGGTGTTGCCCGTGTTTCCAGCAGGAATCGCCGCCTTGGCAAAGAAGCCGTAGGTCGAGGAATCTTCGCCGTAAAGCTCGCGAGCCTTTTCGCGGACGCTGTCGCCATCAAGCTTGGCCAGCGCCTTTACCTTGGCGAGCCGGGCGAAACCAACGCCGGGCTGAAGCTTGGGCTGGGTCTTGATCTGCGCGGGCACGCCTGCGCGGGTGGCGGTGCCGGCTTCCGGCGTGTTGCCGTCCACGGGCTTGGCGGTTTCCATCGCGGCCTTCTCGGCAGCGCGGAGACGCTTCAGGTGGCCGTCGATTTCGATGATGTCGGCCTCGTTGCCGTCGTACTCTTCCTTCTGAGCGGCATCAAGGGTGGTGCCATCCTCTGCCGATTTGGCCAGGATGTTGTCATTGGCGGCGACGAGCGAAGCGCGCTTCTGCTCAAACGCCGCAATCTGTTCGGCATACTTGCTCACGAGGTGGTCCTCCGAATTGAGCGAATAACAAAGGGTTTGGAGGCCCTGTCGCGGGCGGGGGTATCCAGCCTCACCACGCGCCCCTTGGTGCCGGTCGCGGCGGGGTCAGGCTCGGTCGGGATAGGGTTGTCGGCGCTTGGAGCGCCGATATCGTGCTGCTTGATCACGGCGACCGCCTCGGCATCCAATGCCTTGGTCCCAGTGATAAGAGCTTCTGCGTTAGCCGGGATGGTCACCGCCGAAAGCTCGTAAACTTCTGATTTGATGAACCGAATTCCGCCCTCATCCATGAAGGCGTACTCAATCGGCCGGAACCCGATCGACACGGCCCGTACAAGACCCAGCTTGATCGACTGCCAAGCCTCCTCAATGCGGTCGCGAAGCGTGCCTTCCTCGGCAACCTCCGGCAATTCGGCCTCGAACGTGATTCCGTCCGCGGTCGGTTTGTCGAACTTCACCGTGCCAATCGGCTGGTCGTGCCGGTGCTGCCACAAAAGCGGAAGCGGGTTCTTGAACGTCACGCCAAGCGGCTCAACGATGTCACCTACCCGGTCAACGCCAGGGGTCGTGGCCACGCCGCGAATAACGCGCTTGGCCTCGTCGACGGCTTTCACCGTCAACGCGGAATATGCTCTTGTTTCCATGATTCCCCTGTCTAGAAGACCAGCATTTGGAATTGCTTTCTGGGCGCCTCACCCGCCCCGTCCATCGCCGCGCCAACGGCCATGCAAAGCGCTACCGCGGCATCGATGCGCCGAGCGGCCTTGTCCTTGACGATGTACTTGTTGCCGAGCGGGTCCGGATCGCTGAACGTCGTCGCCATGAGCGCGGTCATAAGAACCGGATTGCTCTTCAGGCGTATGCGCCCGTCGAACATCAGGGTTTCGACTTCCCGGATCGACCCCGGCATCCACAAACCGCCCGGTTCGGGCTTGCCTTCGGCTTTCGCCTGCTCGACTAGCGCCTCGTCCGGTGTGCTGCGCCGTTTACCGCCCTGCGGGTGGTTGCGGTGCACCAGTTCCAAGCCAATCGCCCCGCACTCTTCCATGAACTCGGAATAGGCGTACTGGTCATATGCGACGGCCTGAATATCGAACCGCTTGTCAGCCTGAGCGACGCTGTAGGCGACATAATCGTACCGGACACGCTCGCCAGGCACGGCCTGCAGATACCCCTCTTCTACCCATTGCAGGTATGGCGCCTTGTCAGCATCCGCACGCTGCTTGAGGGTGTCGGCTGGTGTGAACGAATCCACCCACGCATCGAAGGTCGGCGCCATATAGACCGAACCGTCAGGGCGCTTTACTTCCCGGTGTCCGGTTGGGGTCACATAGGCCACGCAAGTCATGTCCTTGTGGCGCGAAAGGTCCACCCCCAAGAAAACCGGCTTGCCTTCATGATCCTTGATGTCGAAATCGCACATGGCGGCTTCAACAGTCTTGCGAGGCATCCATGCCGACTGCGCGTCAGTCCAAACGCAGAAATACAGGCGAAGGATACCCGGAGCGTCGCTCGGAAAGTTCTTCGCGAACGCCACCTGGGACGCGATGTATTCCTTGCTTACCGTGACCCCCATAAGAGGGTTGGTCTTGATCCAGCAGGTGTCGTCCTCGAACGGGTCGTCGTCCTTGTCGAGTGCGCAAACGTAAGAGAACAGGTCGTCAGAGCCGGGCCAGGTCTCCCCGACGTAGGCGAACTCCTCGTCCGGAGTCTGCGTTCCCGCCGCAACGTTGCACGCCATTTGGTGCTCTCGCCAGCACACGGAAAGACGATCGCTTCCCGAGTTGGTGATCATCACCAGAAGCGGCTGACGGCGGAACTTAAACCCCGCCTCGAGCATACGCATGATTTCCGGGCCGGGGTGCTCGTGCACCTCGTCGCACAGCGCAAAATGCGGACGCAGGCCGGAACCTGTCTTGCCCGCCTCCTTGGACATCGGTCGGAAATACGATGCGTTCTTCAGATAGGCCAGGTTGAACTCACGCTCAAACCCGCCGCTAGGCGTTAGTTTCTTCGACAGGTCCGGCGATTGCCGAACCATTTTCACGGCATCTCGAAACAGAATCGATGCCTGGTCCTTGGTCGCGGCCGCCGCGTAAATCTGCGCGCCGGGTTCGTCATCGTACACCAAGCCGTACAGCCCAATGCCGCCAACGAGCGGGGACTTGCCGCAGCCCTTACCGGCCTCGATGTAAGCGCGCCGGAACCTCCTCGTTCCATCGGCGCGTTTCCACCCGAAAATCGAGCCTAGAATGAATTCCTGCATCGGCTGTAAGATGAAGGCCTGATTGTCGAACTGCCCTTCCGAAAGGCGCAGCTTGCGCTCAAAGAAGTTGAACACACGGCGGGCCGCCCGGTCGTCCCAGTACAGTCCGCGCTCGTGACCCTTGGCCAAATCGTCAAAATGGCGACGGCACGCGTTGCGGACGTGCGGACCCGCTACGATCTCGCAATCCAAGACGGCCTGCGCATATGCGCTAACACGATCAAGGGCCGGCGTCGGCTTTGCGTTAGTCGTCGAGGTCGTCCGCTTCCTCTTCGTCGTCATTTGCCACCGTAATCTTGGAAGCGTCGGCCGGGGTGGCACCCATCTGGCCCAGGCACTGCCTGAGAAGGTTTAGGGCCTGCACACCAACCTCGTTGCCAGTCATCAGACGGCCGCGGATGTTCGCTGCAATTTCGAGAAAGCTTCGGTGCGACTCGTTCAGCCACGGAATTTCCGAAGTGAAGGTCAGCCAAGCTGTTCGCGCTTTGGTTAGGTCGTTGTCGACGATCCAGTCAGGCGGGTCGCCAATCGGATTTTCGACTTTCGGTTCGGAGCGATCTTTGAATCGCTGCGGATGCTGCTTGTCCCGCGCCTCAACCTTGGCTTTGGCAACGGGCGTCCTGGGCCGTGCCATGCGGTTGCCTCGTCAGGGGTCATATTTTGAATTGGAAATGCGTACAGAAGCCGGGGGCGCGGCTGCGCAGGGGTCGCGACCCACGACTCCTAGACCACCCCCCCCTACCCATCCACTGGCCAGCCGTCTGGCCCGAACGTCACAACAACCTCACCACGCTCCTCGCGCGCCTTGGTGCCGTCGTGGCACGGCTTGCATAACGACTGCAGGTTCTCAGGGTCGTGAAACATCGTCTCGTCTCCCTTATGCGGAACGACGTGATCAACGATGGTTGCTGGCTCAACAATCCCCTGCGCCATGCAATACGAGCACAGCGGGTGAAGCGTTAGGTGCTTCTCTCGTAGCCGCCTCCACCGCGCCCTGCCGTACAGATGCTGCCATGGCCTGCGTTCTCTATAGCTCACGCCGCCTCTGGCCGCACGAACGGCACGACGTTCTTGACCTCTCCGAGGACGACATGCTTGAGGGGAATGAACACGACCGCGCCCAGCTCGTCACCGATCTGCTGCACGCTGGTCACACGCGCGCCGTGGGCGTACTGGCCGGCGACAGCAAGGTGAAGGATACCGGTGTGGTCGCGGTCTAGCTGGATGTTGGTCAT